CCTTCAGCTTCGTGGATCCAACGCATTGCTGTTGCACGATCCCTAGCACCTGACAAGATCAAGTCACTTACCCTTTTCTCAAAAGAGAAAATTGCATGTTGTTCTGCCTGAACACGGACCTTTTCTTCGGCCTCAATAGCTACACCAAGTCCTTCAAACTCAGCTTCAAAATCCTCAAGGGTCCAGTGTGAAGTGTCAACCCCGCGAGGGCGAACACCGTAAGCGTCCTTGTACATATCCCAATATATAGATTGGGCTTGTTCCAATTGCGTCAACTCTTCCCAAGATTTGAATTCTGTAGTCATTTCGTAGTCCTCTTCTTTACTGTCTAAGATTCTATTATAGCAGAATACCCATTTATTGTCAAATTTTGGCTATCAAACTAGCATGAATTTCATTCATTTCCGACTGCTCTACATAAAAATCTGACTTAGGATCGTAGTACTGGCCTTCTTTGTTGTCATAATACAACACTCTTCCGGAGAAATTGAACGGGCTTTCTAGACCGTTTCTAGGACCATACTTTGTACGCATTTCGTCCATCTGATATTTGTCAGCAACAACTTTGTAACTCATAAGACCCTTTTAACTGAATAAGACTCTATTATAGACCCAAATTGATTTATTGTCAAATTTGGGTCTGTTGTTTTTATACAACTTCGTTTACAGTATAGTTATAGCGCACATAACTTACGTCACGGGAACCACCATAACCACAAAATACACGACTGTTTTCTACCAAAGTAGCACGGCCGGCACGTGACATATCACGGGCTAATATGTACCAGTTAGAGCCTTCTACTCGGCGAGAATAACCATTTGCATTCATCATTTCTAGTACATCAAAAGTAAAACTACGCATTTTTTTCTCCTTTTATTTAATATACCCATAGTATAGCAGGAGATCCATTTATTGTCAAATTTAGATTGCCGACCAATTTAATAATTGATAGTATTGTAATTCATCATACTTTTTAGGATAGCATGTGCCTTCTATACGTATTTGACCATTGGTAAAAATCTTATCCCAAATATGTTTCAATGGGTTCTTTGGTTCAATTGTAATCAAATGAGCATTGTCATTACTATCCTTTAACCAATATTCAAAATGTTTTACACGTTTGTTAGTTTTGTAAAAACTTGTTATAGGAGTTAGTGTAGTAATTTTTTTAACACTATCTATGTTACTGAAATTAGTTATTTCTAAATTAATTTTTCTTTTGAGCTGGTCAAATTGAATATCGTATTCATAGAATTCAGGCAATCTGTAAATGAGTGGCAATAATTCTTCTGTGACTTTTTTACCATCACCATGAATAAATTTATTCAGGTCTTGTCTATAGGCAGACAACTTAACACTTTTAAGAGTCCATAACATAATTTTTTTGCTGAAATAATCTCTTATCTCATTAGCACGAATCCTATCAGGTTCTTCTATTTTTCTGAATAGGTGATCATCTAATAATGTAGTAACCGATGCATTTAAGCTACCGCCCTCATTTTTGATATCACGCAATCGTTTCCATGTAACGCTCAATGCTAGTATATCTTCAGTGGCTTCAATTACTTCATAACGTTTTACATAATCACTTCTATTAATGTTTTTAAACAAGTTTTGAAGATAACCATCATCCAACGATATTGGGTTGATAGATAACGGACTAATATTGTTCATTCCACTACCACCAGATCCAGTTATTGTTATTGTGTTACTGCTATATGTATTGTTAACCAATTGTAATATCCTCCATACCGGCTGCTCTCAATCTGACAATATGACCCAACATAAAGTTTTTTGATTCTAATGCCTTCATTATACCTAACCAACGATTTCGTAGTAATGCTACTTCATTAATAAGTGTTTCAAAATCTACTACTTCATCTTCACCATCTACATACTTTTCAGCATCACGGCTTGTCAATGCTCTGTTATACGCTTCTAAATATTTTTGAAAATGCTTTCGGCGAATTTTTCGTAATTGGATATTGAGATAGTTCAATACTGCTTCTATCTCTTGTAGTTGATTAAAACGATGTTCGGTCATCCCGGGTAATGCGGCAATGTTCTTTTCAACATTGCCGTATACCTTCACCTCTTGTTTTGCAGATAATAGTTCATTCTCACAATGAGATATGAAATCGGGTATCACAGCTAGATTAGATGTGATCCTGGTGTACCAATTTGACATTTAATCCCATTCTTCTTGGTCTTCATCTTCGTCATATTCTTCGTACTCTTCGCCATCTTGTTGGTCAGTATAACCTTTTAATGCTTTAAGTACCTCTTTGTCATTCTTAAAAGAATCTTTAATGTCACTTGCTTCGTAATTATTATCAATTAACAAATTAATCAATGTGTCAGCCGCATCACTACGGTCATTGAAATCAATATGGGTACGTAATGCATCCCATATTTCTGCTGTAAATGCTAAACTCATTCTGTACTCTCCTCCTCAGGTGTTACAGTACTTATCTTTGATGTTGATTTTTGACCATACTCACTCATTACTATATCTAAGCAACCGTCAGTATTTGCTTCCCAGCCTTTACGAAACTTCTTAATGATTTCTCCATCAAGTGTTGTGTAGACCAGTGAGTTACCTTCTTTCTTAACAAGTTCAGCCTTCTCAATCATATCTAATAATCCTGAGTAAGGGCTCATACCTGACTCATAAGGAATCTTAACTTGAACTGATTCAAATGGTTTCGCATAACGAGTTTTCATAATCTTACATGCCGCACGAATACCTCGCACTTCACTAATCTTATTACCATCTTCATCTTCTTTAAGTTTCAGTTTCTTCATAGCAACAACGATACTTGATGCGTAAACGAAACCTTGACCACCACTGATTTTATCATCTGGATCAAACATATCTTGACTAGCATATGTGTGATTAGTAGCAACTAGACCAATGCCTAGTGAACCAAACATGTTAACACAGTTACGGACAAGTGCTGTTAGTGCTTTAGGCTTACGACCCATATCACCTTTCATATCACCTGCTTCAAACTGATTAACGTCTGTGGGAGTTAACAACATACCCAATGAATCAATTACAAACAATACCTTAGGACGATCTGTTTCTGGTAGTGTTTTGTAATCTTTAACGAACATAGAAATAGTTTTTCCTACTTCGTCAATCATTGCCATGTTTAGTTTAAGCAACTTGTTGTCATCAGTTGATACACCAAGTGCGTGTAACCATGCTTCGTCAAGGGCATTTTCTGAGTCAACTAAGACTACAAAAATTCCTTGTTCTTGTGCATGTCGGACGAGGTTTCCTGAGCAGATGAACGATTTCCCGGCGCCCGATTCTCCGGCAAAGACAGTAACTTTACCAAGAGGTACGCCTTTATTAAAATCACCGCTAATGAGGTAGTTGAGAGCATAATTTCCTGTCGAGATCCAGTCAGTAGGATCGTTAAATCCTATTGATAGACCTTCAATACTTTTTGTAATGTCCTTACGGAACTTACTAATGTCAAAAGGTTTTGCCATTTCAACTTTCCATTTCCATTGCCAATGCTTCTTTGATTACAGCAAACAATTCATCGTCTGTTGTACAAAGAATCTTACAATTTTTCCATTCATTATCTGTGTCTCTCCCACTCACTTCAATCATAAACCCGTTATCGTAACGGTTGACAGTAAATGATTCATTTACTTTGTTTAGTTTTTCTAGGTATTTCATATTATTTCCTTTATTTTGCGTGTACACCATTAGTATACATATTGATCGTTTGTTTGTCTAGCATATCTGGACATTTTTCTGCGATAGATTCTAATTCCCAATCATTTGGGTAATGACGTAATGCACCTCTAGCCCTATCTCTAATGATACTAGGAACACGTGGTGTTTTACCTGGATCGCATAATTCTTCCAATAGTTTTTTACCTTGCTTAATGGCGCGGTATCTTTCGTCACTTGTTGTCATGGAGTTCTCCTTAGGTAGGGAGCAAATGCTCCCTATTACCTTTTAAGACTTGTTTTGTCTAGCACGAATCATTGCTAGAATGTCTTGTGCTTTGTCACTTGATGGTTGTGCTGTAGGAACCTTAATAGATTCGGCTGCTGCCATTGCATCTTCTTCCCATGGTGCTGAAGTTTCTGCTACGGGTGCTGTTGCGGGTGCTCTAGTTTCAGTAGTAGCTGTTTGTTTTTCCGCGGTCGCTCCTGCAGGTGCTTCTAGTCCCCAAGGACGATAGTAACTACCCCAACGTTCTAAGTCATATGGTTGACCGTCTACACTTGCGTCAAACATTTCTTTGATTACACGCAATTCTGCTTCGCCGGGACGCTTTGGCAAGAACTCTGCCAAGTTATATAAACCATGTGCTTCAACTGCGGCTTGTTCTGCCTCTGTCAATGCTGACTCTTTACGTGCCCAATTACTTGTTGAGTAATCGGCATATCCACCTTTACTTGTTTTCTTAATATTCAAATCAAGACCACGCATAAAATCTGTTGGCAATTCTTCCATCTCAGGATCCATCAAACTTGCTTTAATGATTGTAAAGATTTGTGGACTGATAATGAATCTACGAATTGGGTTAGCTGGTGTTTTGTCATCACCAATTGGATTTTGACGAACAAAACCTTGAAACAAATAACTGCGTTTCTTCCAGTATTTGTTTGCTAACTCTTTCAATGTTTCATCTTTATACCAAGGACGAACCTCAGTTAAGATTGGGCATTGTGCTTTTGGATCATACATTTCAACGCAAGGTACTTGCACTTCAATACGTTTAACATTAGGATCACCCTTAACTCCATTGAATGGAAGTTTAATAATTTGTCGTTCTACCCAGAAGTATGGGTTAGTGCTATCTGCGTCGGGCAATAGACGCATTGTGGCTGTTGTGCCTTCGTCCATATTCCAGTGAGGGTAGATAGAGTTATCTGATTGTTTTTGTGTTGAACCAGAAGTTGATTTGTTTTCTTGTGCCGCAATACGGGCACGAATCTCTGCTAATGATGCCATGATAAATTTCCTTATAAATTGAGATGGTCTCGTTTTTAATATTCGCCGCTTCCCTATGAAGCGACTAACATAAGAGTTAGTATAGCATAGCTAACTCTCAATGTCAATAGTATTTATCCCTGTTGTGGGTAAACACATTTTTTTCTATGGATTTTTAACCCTTTTTGATATAAGCTAAGTTAATGATATCATCCAGCATACGGGCATATGTTTTGTCTAGACTTTCAGTAAACAATTCATTTGGTTGCATATACAGTGTTGGGTTCGACGGTTGACTAAACAATGTTCGTTTAACTAAAATTAAATAACTATCCATTTTTTCTCTAGTTAATATAGAATCTTCTTTATTTTTATTTTCAAATATTTCTTTGAGATACCAAGCTTCTTCTTGTATAGTATATGATATTTGTCCATCACTGTACTTAGTATCTTTTCTTGATAATTCTTCTCTAAATTTATTTTTAAACAGGGTAATTAACATAGGTAAATTATCCTTCATCCATTTATTAAATTGAGGATCTCCCCAGTTTTTGTATATTTTTAGTAGTTGATTTTCATATTCCACTAAACTTTCATTTGTACCTGTTTTTATAGGTTTACCTTGAGAATCATAACCAGGCCCTAATTCTTCACCGTCATCATCTTTAACTTTATAATTAACAACACCACCTTTACCATCTCTATCAGCGTATAAACTTGCTAATTCGGATTGAGTTGGAAATTTTCTAACATTATTTTTTGGTTCTTCTGCCGGGGTTACTGGTTCTGGAACTAGTTGTTCCTGATCAGGAGGTGTTATATTTTTCTCTGTATCATCTACATCTTTAATATTTTTAGTATATAGGTATTTAATTGCCCTTATCAGTTTTTCCGCCTCTTGTGCCTCAGTGTTAATTCTATCAGCACTTTGTTGAATGGTTTCAGCACTTTGTTGAACCTCACCTCTTAAATCTACTATAATTCGTTTTTCATTATCGATAAATTCTCTATCTTTGTTTAGCTGTTGTACCTGTGTGTTAAATTTTTCAATATCTTTTTGATAACCTTTAACTATATCGGAATACTTTTTTATTTCTCCGGCATGTTGTTGTTGAATATTACCTATCTCGCCTTTTTTCTTTTCAATATATTTTGAAAATCTGCCTTCTTTTTTATCTAATTCTTGTTGTGTGGTAGCTAATTGGTCTTCAAGTCTTTTATATAATTCATCACCAACATTTTTTTGATTGTTTAATGTTATTACTAAAGAATTTACTTTTGCTAAATCTTTGTCATCAACCGAAGGATTGTTGGCAATTTGTTTAATTTGTAATTCTATATTCTGAAACTTTTTTGGATCCATGCCAGGTTTAGTTTTTAATGTTTCTAAATCTTGTTGAAGTTTTTCCAAATCATCTGCACTTACTTTTGCCTTACGTTTAGTATCTGTTCCACCAGTAGTTAGTGTGCTACTTAATTGTTTTAATCTTTCAACTTCGCGGTCTGTTTCTTGTGATTGTTGTTCAAAATCTTGTAGTTCTTGACCCAATGAATCTACTGCACCTCTTAAGCGTTCATTTTCACGTTTTTGTGTGTCAATTAATTTGTTTTGAACCGAATCAGTTTTTTCCTGATTTTTCATTTCATCCGAAATTAATAATATCATTGCCTGTTCTGAAGAATAGCCAGGATATTTATTCTTAGCTCTATATATTAAATCCTTATCAACAGGCAACTGGGTAACAGTGCCTTGATTAGGGGTTTCAGCTTCACGTAATAATGACGAAATTTTCATGTAATTATATCCAAATCTTATTTAGTAAGGCCAGCGATATGAAGAATTCTTGCCAAATCCTCTGATCCTTCAGCTACTGCTTCATTAGCTAAAGGTGTATCTAATTTCTTAACAGGGGGTTTAGGAGTAGGATAATATCCAGTCTTAGCTGTGTTTGGTGTACCTTTAATAGGAGGGTTACTTACTCTGCCTACTTCTTCACCTTTTTTGTATTTCTTGTCCATAAATTTTGAAAATCTATCTTCTTTATTATTAGCGGTAGTTTCTTCACTCTCACCAACTAGATCCCCAATCGTTGCCGGTTTGTTTGCTTTAGGACCTTTGTTGCGCCATTGACCTGCTACACCTGTAGCATAGTGTCCCGCAAATTCACCTTCTGCTACTTTGGTAGTTGGAGTTGTTGCAGTATTTTTTGGCATTTGTATAATATTATTAGCCGCTGCCTGCTTAATAGCAAGGTTATCTGCGGCTGTTCGTTGAAATCCCGGTTTAGCTAATGCGGCAGCCGCGGCAGCTTTAATAGCTGAATATTGTTGAGATACCGGAGAATTTGCTTGCTTTGTAGCAGCCATTTGTTTTAGTGCTTGTTGTTGAGCGGCTTGACCTTTAGCTAATCTATTTGCAGCGGCCTTACTAGGATCGTAGGTAGATCCTTGTGGAGCGGGCGTTGTTGGCGTTGGTGTTGTTGGTGTTGTTGGTGTTGTTGGTGTTGTTGCCGCATTGGCTGCATCTAAGGCTGCTTGTCGTTGCTGAGACTGCATAGTTGGTTGAACTGGTCTCTTCCTACCCCAAAAATCAGTCGGAGACTTATTGCCGGCACCATAATATCTCAAAGGCAAATTATCTTGTGTAGGTTCTTGAGTTTGACCTTGCGGGGCAGGTGCGGGAGTCTGACCTTGAGGAGTGGGTGTTTGACCTTGAGGAGTGGGTGTTTGACCTGAAGCGTTAGGTGTAGCGGCAAATGATTGTCCCTGTTGTTTTCTTTGAATAGCGGGTATGCTTCTATCTGCGCCTTGCCAAACATTTGTATTTGTTCCAGCTGAAGGACCTTGTACAAAGTTCTTCATTAGATTAGTAACAGTCTCTTGTGGCACACCGGCACCAATCATAACTTTAGCAACTGCATCACTATCTGTAGGACTATCAGCTTTTTTCCATGCTTGTAATAACTTATCAGCAGTAATTTTAGTTGTTAGATTTTGACCCTTTGTTCTAGCCCAATCTGCTGTTTTACCTGCCGCACCTTTGAGTGTATCCATAATACCTTCATCAATACGTCTTTGTCTTTCAACAATTTTACCTATTAATAAAAAGATTTGTGATTCGGATAATTGTATACTTTCATTTACTGGTGCATTAGCAAGTGCCGCCAGCGCCTTTTTGCCTGCCGCTATCGCTTCTTGACGTACTCCACGTTGAATTGGTTGATCAGCGTACTGTTGTATTACTTTTTGATATGCTTCTTGGAATGCAGGATTTGCCCTTTGTTCAGGTGTTAAACCTGATACCGTGTTAGAAGCCGGAGTAGTTGTTTGGTTTAACAATTCCTGTGCTTTTTCAGGACTAATCATGTATCTACCAGTGCGGTTAGGATCTGCCGCTTTTTCTAGGTATTCTTTACTAAATCCCCCAGGACCATCACCGTTCATTACACTAGGTGTGTTAGTATTAACTTGTCCACCATTCTGAGCTTGCCAATCTAATGCGGCTTTTGCTTGTTCTGCACTAATCTTAGGACGAGTAATCTCACCGTTGATTACTTTATTTAAATAATCAGGATTATAACTTACTCCTTGGGGTTTTGCTGACCCGGGCATTCCGGTGCCCACTGCATCATTGTTACGTGGATTTATTCCAACATCGTCAGGTTTATCTGCATAGTAAGCGGCATCAGCCTGATCTTGCATTTTAAATAGATTCTGATTACGCATCTGGTTAATGTCAGCTTGGCTTAGACCTGCCGCATTAGATGCCATCTTACCTCCGGCTTTACTAGCATCACCTAATCCACCGGTATCAATCCCATATTTAGCAGCCTGATTAGCTGATATCTGGTCGTACGGATATTTACCTGCACCAATCTTGTTCCATGTGTCACCCGCAGTTCCTACACCACCTTGATATGGACTTGAACCAGTTGCACCTGGTATATTTAATTTTTGACCAACATTTATTCTATCTGGATTAGAAACTTTGGGTGCTGTCTTTACATCATAATCTTGTTGTACCCCAGTACCGGAAGGTGTTGCATCACCCATTGCATTAACATTAGATAATGCATTAGGATCGTCCCATGTCATAGATTGACCAGTAGGAGTTACAGTTGTTGCACCATTATTAGCTTTCATTAATTCTTCAACACTAACCCCGTACTTTTCAGCAATTTGACTTAATGTATCACCTTGTTTAACTATATAATCAGTACCACTGGGTAATTTAATACTGTCAATATTGTCAGGTAGAGGAACATTGGGTTTTTGAAAATATTGAACAAGTTGACTTGCACCATATGCCAATGCACCAGTCTTAACACCACTATAAGCGGCACTAGTGAATTTCTCACCTTGCAATAACTTATCTGTCATTTTAAATAAGCCTAATGCTGCCGCACCCCCTAAGCCTGCACCACTTAAACCGATAGCGGCAATAAGTGCGGCATAAACTACACCTTGTGCTATAGGATGTTTCTTAGCAAAGTCACGGTATTTCTGTACATACTTCATTGCACCTTGATCACCGCCGGTTGCTTGTTTTAATCGTTGTGCTACAGCATCATATTTTTTCTCAAATCCATCGATGGGTTTAGAAGTTTGTGCTTTAGTTTTTAAGTTTTCCCAAGCTTGACCTACGGCAGATGCGGCATCTTTGCCTTTACCAATCATTGTACGATTAGTACCCCCGGCCGTTTCAATGTTTTGTGCATATTGAAAGATTTGTTGTATTTGATCTGGAGTTAATTGTGCTTCAACTATTTTACGACCAGCACTTTCCCACAACTTATATGTGCGGGTTTCAGTAATCATTACTTTAGGTTTAGTATAATTTTCTTTAAACATATTATTTTTCTATTAATTATTTGCGTACTAAACGTTTAATAAAATCAAGTTCTTCTTGGCCTTCTGTTACAGGTTTTTCTTTACTGCTGTGTTTAGCACGAATGTTTTGCATTTCTTTTTCGCTAGCATCTCTGCGACCAGCGTCTTGTAATTCTTTCATGCCGGGACCATACTTATCGTACCCAAAAGATGCTAGTAGTGCGCTTTCGTCAATTTCTTCGCCGGCTCTAAATCTCTTAACCATTGCTCTAAGTGCTTCAAGTTTGTCATCAGGTACATCCATAAAATGGTTGTGTCCCATTTTCTTTGATGCTTTATCTAACGCAGTAAAGTGATCCATTTTGTCATTGTTTTGTTTTGGATTATTTCTCAATGAACTGTCAGCTTGACCCATGTCAACTTCATCAGTACGCTTCTCAACATCGCTGTATGCCATGCTTGGTTTACCATTTTCTGGATTACGAACATCTGCCTTCTTTTTTAAGTCTTTTAGTAAATCTTCTTTGTCTCCACCGGTAACAAATCTGTCAAGTGCTTTGGCACCTGTTTTAACAGCATCTTTAACTTTGTCAACCATTCCTTCATCTATACTCATTAAATCTGATTCTTGCAAACCGTTTCGTTGTAATATTTTAGTAATTTTAAAATATATATCTCTTACTTGGCTTCGTATCTCTGGGCTCATGTCATCTGGAGTAGCATACCTCATTACTTTATCCAACACACCTAATTGATTTTTAAGTTCTTGTGCATCATCATACGATACTTTTAAATCAGGTACTCGCTTGATATCATAACCAAATACTCTAGCTTCATCTAATTCTTCTTTGAAAATACCCAAATCTTTTCCACCCTTCATAAAGTTGCCGGCTGGATCACTAGGATTATCACGTGATAATTCTTTTGCTTTAACATCAAATTCAGGTTTTTTACCAGTAACTTTTACACCGGCTGATTTTTGTAATTTTTTAATTAGGTCTTTTTCACTGCCGCCACCTAATTTGTCAAATACTTTACTTCCAACTTTTTTAACAGTATCTAATATACCTTCATCAACCTCTTTGTCTAATTTGTCAGCAAAGTGTGCAAGGGCCGGGCTCTTGCCTGCCATATATGCATCGACGGCTGCACCTTCATCAATTAAGTTGTCAGCCCACTCACTTAACTCATTAACTTCTTTCATCTCTGCTACTTTCTTATGTAGCTTGTTTAGTATTGGCATTACACTTTCAATACGTGGGTCTAATGTTTCTTGTACAAACAACTCATTCAAATTGTTTTCTTCACTTTCATCTTCCATTAATGGTGGAGTATATGATTCAAAGTACGCATTGTAGCCACGAGCACCTCGCATCTTGCTTAATGATTCTTTTAAACTTTGATAGTGGTTGATACCTTCATTAACTAATTGTTGTGCTGATTCATTGAACTGGTTGTTACGTGTAGCACGAACAAAAGCACCCATCTTATTGTATTCTTCACATAGACCAATAATATGATTCCAACGATCATCGTGTGGCATACCACCTTCAGCTAAATGACGGGCATATATCTGAGCAACACCTGGCTTAGTTGTAGGAGCAAGAATTCTTTCACCTTGTGTATTCTCTAAGAAGATACGGTTTACATTACGATAACGTTGTTCTCCTTCTTCAATTGTACGACTATGTTCAATAACAATCTTAACAGTTGGAATATTGTCATTATAACTAGCCTTTTTACCCATTGGATAATAGCCTTCTGAAATTTTTTCTTGCTTTTTCATATGTTCCCTTTTTGCCATATCATATTTTAAATGGTCTCTATTTTTAACTTCAAAACTCAATTGGTGTTGCTGTGAAAAACGCTTTAGATGATTCAATAGTTTGTACCATGAATCATCACCACCGTTATCTTCTTTTTCACTATTAGCAACATCATCACCAAAGTAGATTATTAACTTATGTAGTCCATCAATTGATGCTGTTACAGTACCGTATTCTTCTCCGTCTTTACTAAACTTAAATTGAAAAACTTCTGCTTCTTCAGGTACTGGAATTTCCTTACCCGAAGTATCTAATAGAGTAGGAGCATAGCCTCTGCTACGTAATAGTTCAAATAATGAGCGGTTGATTGATTCTTGATTTTTAGCCATATTGTATTTATCTTTTATGTCTTAGCTTATAACCGCAAAGAAGGGCAAAGGAGCGATGTATTCATCGTGATCACGTATCTGTGTTTCTAAATTAATGTGATAATCACTTAAATGCTGTAACATTCGTGTTACCAATAAGCTAGCCATTATCAAATCATCTGTATCACCGATTTTAGCGGCATAACTTCCACCGTGTGCTACAAATGCTTTTAATTCGCTAATAAGACTACGACTATTTACAGTCATTCTTTTACTTTCAACCAATGTTTTGAATTTAGCACAACTTGCTAGTTTGCTTTTATTAGTAGTATTGAATCCTCTACGTCCTTTACCTGCTTCGCTAATAAAGATACCCGGGATATTACTTTCCCCATATTCGTTTAATGATATGATAGCGGCTTCCCCAATGCCATTACATTCAATACTGTAATAAATGTTATTGGGTTCGTTAGTACATTCTGCTATATGTTTGGCAATTTGTGCTAATAGTTTGATCTGACTAGGGATATCTGTTTTATTGTGTTTCCACTCACCAACTTGGGTAGTAGTGTTTGCTTCAAAGATTTGAATAGCTGAAGGATCTCCACCTGTACCAAGACTTGGATCTAGTCCTATACAATAAATATTACCCTTCTTTGGCTTCTCATACCAACGTACTTGTCCTATACGACTTACAGGTTCTATACCTTCCATAGCTATCAATGTATTTGGATTAATCAAGGTCTCGTCAGCAATAATGAACTCACAACCAATCTCTCGGTTAAAACG